TTGGAGACCATTAATAGGCATGAGTTGTGCTCTTGCCATCTTTTGGGAATATGTTGCTAAACAATTTATTATGTTTCTTCTTGCTGCTTTTAGCATAGAACATGATCCTCTCCCCGCATTAGATATGGGTGTTTTAATGCCTTTAGTCATGGCTCTTTTAGGTATGGCGGGCATAAGATCATTTGAAAAAGTCAAGAAACTTACAAAATGAAGTGCATAAAATGTGGATGTATGTGTCATTGCGAACAAACATGCATGTGTGAATGCGCTATATGTGAACATGAAGAAGCAAGTAGCAAATAGCACTATTGATCATGTTGTCAAAAAGACTACAATGGGAGATGGTAGAATCAGTTGGTCTACTATGAATAAACATAAACGACGTAACTTTAAAAAATATAGGGGTCAAGGACGATGAAAAATAAAAAATTTCCAGATATGAGTGGTGACGGTAAGGTCACTAAAAAAGATATTTTAATGGCACGCGGTGTGATTAAAAAGAAAACTAAAAATAAGGCAAAGAAGAAAAAGTAATGGCAAAACTTTGTGCAAAAGGTAAAGCCGCAGCAAAGCGTAAGTTTGATGTTTATCCCTCAGCTTATGCTAATATGTATGCGTCTGCCGTTTGTTCAGGCAAAGTAACACCCGGCGGTAAAAAGAAGCCGAAGAAAAAAGCCGATGGTGGAATGATTAATAAAGTTTCACAAGATAGAAAAAAAGTTTCCAACTATAATCAAGGTGGCATCGCTAAAGGATGCGGCGGCATTATGTCCAATAGAAGGAAAGTAACTAAACGTGCATAATGGCGCAAGGTGGATTAAGAAAATGGGTAGAAGAAAAATGGGTGGACATAGGAGCACCTAAGAAAGACGGGAAGTATCAACCATGTGGAAGAAAATCAGCGAAGGGTTCAGAGAGGAAATATCCCAAATGCGTTCCCTTAGCCAAAGCAAGATCTATGAGCAAATCTCAGAAAGCGTCCGCCGTGCGAAGGAAGCGTGCCGCTGGAAATACTGGCCCAAGGCCAAAAATGGTTTCAACCTACGCAAAAAAGAAAAAATAGACGAACACGAAAAACATTGGGGAATAGGATCATGAATTTAGAAGATTTAAAAAATGAGATTAAAAAAGAAGAAGGCTATCGACTAGAAGTTTATATTGATACAGAGGGATTTCCCACTGGAGGCTATGGTCATAAAATAATAGACGGTGAGAAAATTCCTACGACTAAAGAAGGTTGGGAAGAGTTATTTGAAAAAGATTTTTCTCGTGCTTGTGAAGGTGCCATGAATATATGTGGTGATTGGAACATTAAAGATGAAGCCAAAGCCATTATTATTCACATGGTTTATCAAATGGGTGAGGCAGGAGTTCGTAAGTTTAAACGTGCTTTAAGCCATTTAAAAAAGGCAGAATACAAGTATTGTGCGGGCGAAATGATGAATTCGCGGTGGGCAAATCAAACCCCTAATCGTGCGAAAAGACTTAGCGATCATATGGCTAATTTATAAACGTGGATATAATTCGATTTACAGACCATTTAAAAAAAATAATTAAGACTAGACAAAGTGACATTTCGTCTGCTATTAGTAATGGTAATGCAAAATCTTACGATGAGTATAAACAACTTGTCGGTGAGCATTTAGCATATACTAACATTTTACAGGAACTCTCGGACCTGCTAAAAAAACAGGAGCTAATAGATGACGAAACTGATAGTGCCTAAGCACTTAAAAGAAAAGGTAGAAAAACAGAAGGAAGAATCCGAAGCTGCAAAGCTACCAAATCCAACTGGCTGGAGACTTTTATTATTACCAGTCAGACTTCAAGAAAAAACAAAAGGCGGTGTTTACTTAACCGACGATACAATTAGCATGGCACAAATTGCCGGAAACGTTTGTAAGGTTTTGAAGATAGGACCTTCTGCTTATAAAGACAAAGATCGTTTCCCTGATGGACCATGGTGCAAGGAAGGCGATTGGGTAGTCATTACCAAATATGCCGGATCCAGATTGTATATTGACGGTGGGGAATTGCGTGTTGTGAACGATGATGAAATCATTGCACAAGTCGACGATCCAATGAGTATTCTTCCGTCTAACGTAAAACTAGACAAGGTAGAAAGGTAGGTAGCCATGGCAGAAGATAAATCCAAAATGGTAGATATCGATACTTCCGGTGATGAAGTGGAAATTGTTTTAGATGAACAAGAATCTAAAAATAAAAAAGAAACAGAACATCACGGTGAAGTAAAAGAACAAGTAAGCGTTCAAGAAATACAAGAAGAGAACGTTGAACAAGCACAAGAATCAGATGGTTTAGATGATTATAGTGAATCTGTTAAAAAGAGAATTGCTAATCTCACTAAAAAATATCGCGAAGCTGAAAGACAAAGAGAAGAGGCTTTAAAGTATGCAGAAGGATTAAAGAAGCAATACGAAGAAAGCCAAACCAAATACTCTCAGTTAGATAAAGGATATTTGAGTGAGTTTGAATCTCGAGTAACGACTCAAACTGAAGTTGTTAAAGACAATCTAAAAAGAGCTATTCAAGCAAGAGATGCTGACGCTATTGTCAAAGCACAAGAACAACTTGCTCAATTGACTTTAGATAATGAACGTCTTAAGGCAACAAAGAGGTTGGAAGAGGAGAAAGCGGCTCAACCTCAAACACAGGCAATTCCTCAACAACCACAGCAGTATCAACAACCACAACCTCAACAACCCGATCCAAAAGCGGAAAAATGGGCAAGAGAGAACGCGTGGTTTGGTCAGGACGAGGCCATGACGTACGCTGCCTTCGGAATTCATAAAAAACTTATTGAAGAAGAAGGATTTGACGCACAGTCAGATGAATACTATAATGAAATCAATTCTCGAATGAGAAAAGAGTTTCCTCACAAATTTTCCGGTGAGGCAAATGTCGGAAGGCAATCGAAACCCGTCCAAACGGTTGCTTCTGCGAAGCGCGTAAATAAAGATGGACGCAGATCTGTAAGGCTCACACCCTCACAGGTAGCAATAGCCAAAAGGCTAGGTGTGCCGTTAGAAGAGTACGCTAGATACGTGAAGGAGGCGTAATAATATGGAAAATGAAACTAAGATAAACAAAACTTCACGCAAGTTGGAAACCCGTGAAACGGAAGCTCGACCAAAAGCATGGGTACCACCTTCATCACTCGAAGCGCCACAACCTGACGAAGGCTGGCATCATCGATGGGTAAGATACGAATATCGTGGAATACCTGACGATAAGAATGTCAACGGTAGGTTAAGACAAGGGTATGAATTTGTTAAATCAGATACATACGGCGATCGTCTTGATATACCGGCAATAGCCGACGGAAAGTTCAAAGGCGTCATAGGAATAGGGGGACTTATTCTTATGCGGTGTCCAGTTGAGATTAAGAAGCAACGTGATGCGTACTTCAAGTCTCAAACAGAAGGCCAAATGCAGAGTGTTGATAACGACTTAATGAAAGACGAGCACCCTAACATGCCAATCCATAGGGAAAGGCAAAGTAGAGTAAGCTTCGGAGGCCCAAAGCCAACCGAAGATTAATTAACTAAAATATACTTAGGAGGTATATACTATGGCAAATAAAGACGCAGCCTTTGGTTTACGCCCACTTGCAAAATTAGGCGGAAACTATAACTCATGTGGTTTTTCCACATACGCTGTGAAGTCTGGTAATAACTCAGGGAATATTTTTGAGGGTGCAGTTGTAAAACTAGGATCTGACGGATACGTAGTCGTTGCAGGCGACAGCGATACTCAAATTTTGGGTGTTGCAGGCGGTATTGAATATACAGCAGCAGACGGTAAGCCGACATTTTCTAATTACTTTCCAGATACAACTACAACTCAAGGTTCCGCTGATATTAAGATCAGAGTGTACGATGACCCCAATCAATTATTTTTGATTCAGGCTGATGGTACTTCTGCTCAGACTTCAATTGGAATGAACGCTGATGTTGCTGGAAACGCAAACGGTAACACAACGAACGGTATATCAAGTGGTGAATTAGACTCATCAACTCTTGCTACAACAGACTTAATGTTGAGAGTAGTTGGTGTGACAGCAGATCCAGATAATAGCGATTTAGGTAGTGATAACGCTAACTTAATCGTAAAGATCAACGATCATTTCTATGCACCAAATACAGCAGGCGTATAGGAGGTTAATCTATGGCTATATCTAGAAGTCAACTCGTTAAAGAGTTGGAGCCGGGTCTAAACGCACTGTTTGGCTTGGAATATCAAAAGTACGAAAACGAACACGCTGAAATCTTTAATCAAGAATCATCAGACAGAGCTTTCGAAGAAGAAGTAATGTTAACAGGTTTTGGTAACGCACCTGTGAAGCAAGAGGGCGCAGCAGTAACATTTGACTCTGCAAACGAAGCATACACAGCACGTTATTCACATGAAACCGTAGCTTTAGCATTCTCTATTACTGAAGAAGCTGTGGAAGATAATCTTTATGACAGATTATCAGCTCGTTACACAAAAGCATTGGCAAGATCAATGGCACACACAAAGCAGATCAAAGCAGCAAACGTATTAAATAATGCGTTTACAGGCGGCGCTTCTGCTGGTGGTGACGGCGTTTCTCTTGTGAACACAGCACACCCAACAACAGGTGGTGGTTCGTTCTCAAATAGAAACTCAACCGATGCAGACCTTAACGAAACATCACTTGAGCAGGCGATGATTGACATTTCTCAATTCATCGATGAGAGAGGACTAAAGATTGCTGTACAAGCAAGAAAAATGATTGTCCCACCTCAATTAATGTTCGTAGCGGATAGAATCCTTAACTCAACATTGAGAACAGGTACAGCCGACAATGACATCAACGCATTAGTGAACATGTCAATGTTGCCTGAAGGTTATAGAGTAAATCACTATCTAACAGATACTGATGCATACTTCATCATGACCGACTCACCTAATGGATTCAAGCACTTCGTGAGAACTCCATTAGCGACAGCTATGGAAGGTGATTTCGATACAGGTAACGTGAGATACAAAGCTAGAGAGAGATATTCTTTCGGTTTCTCAGATCCACGTTGTGTATACGGTTCACAAGGTTCCTAATAGGAACATTTGTTTTTTCATAAACAAATACTTTCAAAAAGGGCGGTTGTATCCGCCCTTTTTTTATGTTTTAATAGAATTACTAGCATAACATAGATTACATGGACTGAGCTAGTCAGACGGTATAGAGACCATGTGATCGGTCTATACAACCTAGGAGGTTTATAATGGCAAATACTACTTTTTCAGGTCCAGTAAGATCCGAAAATGGTTTCGATTTTGTAACCAAAAACGAAACTACTGGAACTGTCACAACCAATGCTACTTATGGCAAGGGAGTTACTGGTGGCGTTCAATCTTTATCAGGTGCAGGTGCAGTTGATACAACTAACTTAGTAACTGAATTAACTACTACTGGTGCTAACGCATTAACACTTGCAAATGGAACTGCTGGTCAAATCAAAATTATCACTATGATTGTTGATGGTGGAGATGGAACTTTAACTCCAACTACTTTTGCAAATGGAACTACAATTACTTTTAATGATGCAAACGACACAGTGATGTTACTTTATGCTAACACAATTGGTTGGGTTATTATTGCTAATAGTGGCGCAACAGTAGCGTAAGGAGGTAAACAATGGCCTTCGATAGTGATATTCTCATTAAAGGTGCGGCGGCTAACGCCACCACTACAATAAACGCTCAACGTTCTCGTTTAAAAGGATTTATTATAGGTCCGGGCGCAAGTAATGGCACTGTAACCTTTAATGACGGTGGATCTGCCGTTTTTAACGTAGCTGTAACAGGAGGCACCTCAGATGTAGCAATGAACATTGCTGAACAAGGTGTTGTGTTTAAGTCTAACTTAAATGTAACCACTGTTAATTGTACGGTTAATGTATTCTACACAGGATAATGGCGGACAAACAACCACCGAAAAC